ACTCTAAGATCGTTACCGCTTCGGAACAACTGACCTGCAACATTTGGGTTACTTGTAGGTAGATTGGCCATTAGGATCTTAATAGGTATCATTTCAACTGCGCCTGTACCTGTTGCATCAAGTTGCAAGTTGTCATTGGATCTGTTTGCTGTAATAACATTATCGGATATCGTTACGGCATCCAAAACAATATTACCTGTTCCGTTTGCGGTTAGTGTAATGTCTGAATTGGTCGTAATTGGTGAAATTGTAGTGTTATTGATCTGTAGTTGATCTACTTCAATTATACCTGTTCCATTCGCCTGGAGTTTTAGGTCACCATTTGTCACAGTAGTTGTAATAGTCCCAGTTGATCCATCACCTACCAGTTGGTATACTTCTTCAAAATTACTATTGATCTTGGCCATTGCTGTTCGCAATGAATCACCTGTGGCCGGATTTCCCAGTGTTCCTGTGTCGATGTTAAGTTTAGTCATAATCTTGTAATCGTATTTATTAAATACCAATATGTTCATTGAGACCCTGAAAACCATGCGTTTGTACAAGAGGGAGAGCAAGTTGGGTGTTATGCACACTTTCCACAGGAAGAATGTTGTCTATGTGTTCAAGTGTGACTCGTGTGACACAACATTCATGAGACCAAAGGCCAAAGTAGATCCAGACCGTGCTTCTAACGATTACAAACACGTGTGCAAAACCTGTGATTCAAAGAAGTTTGCTCAGCAAGTTGGAGTCAAGATGCGGAAAGTATATCAGTTAGACGCCAGCAGTACCAAGACCCTATAGATCCATCCACTTGATGTCATCACGTTGACCTGATATCCATCTCTGTAGATCAGCATATATGCCCGACTCAATGTTAGGCTTGTCGAAGTACCATCTAAGGAAAACGTTGCCACGAAGGTTCTCTTTGCGATTTATGAAATAGAAGTTTGTGCCGGGGAATTTCCTAAATATCTGTCTGAGCTGGTACATCCACTCAAATTTTAGATATGCCTTCATGCTCATCCTGGAAGGATAGTTTATGGTATTTTTGTAAATGTTGTTCTGTTCTCTGCTGGTTTGGCCTTGTGTGTCAGGGTTGGTATCCAGTTCCCATTGTTTGGCACCCAGGATATCGAAAGCCATTATGACTATGTTCTTGACACCTGATTCTGCCGCCATCAGCACTGCGGAACAACCGCTACCTCTGGCCAATGAGAAATCTAGTGTTTTGATCTGGCCCGCTTTTTTAACGTCACCTCCCCTCCAGATCCTGTATAATTTTAGACCTTCCGGACAGTCGTGTTCACTGTCCCCATTGATGATGTAGTTCCATTTTGACACGTCGTCTATACCGTGTATCATGGGAGATTCTTTTCCGTTGTTGTGCCATTTCTTAAGTTCCTCATACATGGGTGGATTAACGGCGACAACGTGGTCACATAACATTGGATGATCCCTGTAAATGGCGTTACACCCATATATCACACCGTGTCCTTTTAATTTTTCTATTGGAAATATATTTCTTGATTCACCATTGCCTATTATGAAAGCAGTATCCATTATACGCCAAATGACTCTCCGCAACCACATGAGCTAGAGCTGTTTGGATTGCTTATCTCGAACTGAGATCCAAATGTTTCTTCTATCCAGTCGATTTTGGTGCCTGCCACGTAGAGCATGGAAGTTTCATCCACAACAAACTTACCTGTGTGCCAGTCTTCCAAATGATCATTCTCGGTCACATTCTCCTTGGTGTCCGTAAATCCCCACTCGTATTTGAATCCTGCACAACCGCCACCTTGAACTGCCAGGCTAACTGCATATTTGCCGGGATTCTTTTCCAGTAATTTCTCGATTTGGTTCTTTGCTTCGTCTGTGATTTCAAATAGTTTCATACTATTAATTATCTGTCCTTTCGTCCGCTGTTTTGTATTCCAACCGACATCCAAAATTTTGTTGCGTCTAGTCTCCGTTCGAAGCTCATGTATGCATTTTGATCTTCCCAATGGTTCTTTGGATTTTCTATCTCCCCTGCAGGTTCGAACCACCAACCCCATTTCCCTTCGCAGTTTCTCTCACACCAATCTATGCAATCTCCCATTATGCCATTACTGTTCATGTCTATGTTGAACTCGAATCTCTGCATGTATCCACAGTCTTCAGGTATGTTGTCGGACCTAGGATTAATTTTTTTGATCTTGACTTGTCCGTACATTGGCATTATTTCCAATTCCTTATGACCCATTCATCAGCACACTCCATCGGATTTGGTTGTCCATGGAAAACAGCGACCCTGTTTCCTGGCTGTACTTTAGCAGGCGTCCTGAAATATTTCTTGCCTTCTTTGTTAAGTAATTTTGTATCTTTGAATCCTACCATCTCCCATTTGTATGATCTTATCCATTCATCAGGCCACCAGTTTATGTCGTCCTTTCCGGCTTTCATGATCCAATCCTGGTCTCCGTGATTCTCACGCATTATTCTGTTTACATTATTCCTAAAATCATTCCATAGGTAGTCCATGGTACCTGCCTCCCAACGCATAACACTTGAATTAGATTGTTTCCAATCAGGGATCCTACATCTGTTGAAGTCCCTTATTATATTAAACTTGCCTGTATTGTGGGTGAACAATTGGTCTATGTTGTCAAAAATTACAACATCAAGGTCAAAGAAAAGTATATTGCCCTGCAATGGCATGTCTGGTGAAAACATCCATAGTTTGCTCCACCATGTAACAATCCCAGGCTCCTTGGGCAGGATTATTATGTTTACGTCAGAATCAATGCCTTTTGGATCATCTGTGAGACAGTGGAACTGGTATGGTATAGTTGTGTGCCTTGCAACCATTCTTTTTAGCACATTAACATATTCAGAGACGTACTTGTTACCCCATTTAACGCACAACACGTGATTCATATCCACTCCTCAATGCTTCCATCTGTATTTGTTTCCAGTCATCACTGTCGAGGGTGTATTGATATTCACACTCGCTGGTTGGGCCTGTTATTGTTTTTATACTACTGATATTTAAATTCTTTTCTAATGTTTTATGTACTTCCTGAATGTTTGCATTTGTTCCAAATGTTCTTTGCAGGTCCACCTGTCCTATTTTGATATATCCTAACGATAACTTTGCATCTTGCCAATCGTATCCATTGTTTCTAAGCCATGTCCTGTAATGATCCATTTCTTGTTTCTTGAAATCGTCATCCTCTGTGATCGTTTGTCCCCATTCTACATCAAACTCTCCGGAGTAGTATTTCTGATGATTTATTTCAGAACATAATGCATCTGTCATTTTAGGTGCGTGTTCATCCCTAAAAACTTCATAAAGAGTCTTGCCAACCTGTGACCAATGTAGGTACACTCCTCCCAACTCACGTTCATATCTGTTGTGCTTGAACAATTCGTAGTCTTCATTGTGTAAATCGTGTCTAGGTGCGTTTAAGAATGTTGTAATCTGAGATGGACGTACCCATTCGGGTTCGAATGCTTTGCTACGATCTGCTTGTACCCACCCTTCGATTTCATGACAGATGTTGTTCAATTGCCTTATCGCATATTTGGTATCTGTATCTGCCTGCTTGTAAAAATTAGATAATTTCCAAGCAGTGCCTTGTAATTCTTCGAAGTGCCTATGCAACAGGTTACAAGCCTCGTGCTTCAGTCTCTTACCCGGTGTAACGGATTCGTCACCATTTACGGCTTTGCCTATAGGTAATGAGCTACTGTACTGGAAATCATCTGTAGTAAAAGGATGTATTTTTTCATACTGTGGATTGAAAGTAAATGAATTTATTGTAGTGATGTTTTTATTAAGTTCACCGACAAGATAGTTAAGATCTCTTTTTGAGTCGGCGAAACCTATGAAACAGAAGTTCTTTTCGAGTATTCGTTTTTGTTCAAGATTGTCTTTTAGTGCTTGTAGCCACCTGTGTCCTAAGGGTGTGTCGTAGACTTGGAAGTAGTATGCCTTTTTTTCGAGGCATACCCTTACCATGTCGTGTATAAATTTATCCTCTTTTGTAGATGGCACTGTTGGCTCCGTGTTCCATACACTCTGCTTCGACAACATAACATCTATTGTTTGTGTGTGCTCTAATTATATCGTCGGCGGCATCAAATGCATGTTTGGCAAACATTTCAGCACCAACTCCGTCCATGATTGTTAAACTTGCAAGATCCATATCCTCAAGTTCTTTGAATTTATCAATGTGTGGATCGTTTTCATCTAGCACCAGTTTGTGGTCAAAAGTGTTCTCCAACCATTTCTTCAGTGGTTTAAGTCCACCAAAGTCCACAGCCCAGTTTTTGTTGTCTAGGTCTTTGCAACCAAATGTAAATTTGAAGGCAAGGCTGTATCCGTGCAGTAGATGGCAGTGTGAATGGTCTGCGTTGGGCTGTCTAAAAACTGCCGACAGACCTATGTTGTGTCCGTATGTTTTAGTTGAGTAGTAAGTCATCGTTTCTCCTTGTTTTGATGACTTGCAGAGTGTTTATAGAGGGTTGAAAGTCTTGAGTCCTCTTGATCATCAGTTGAGTTTTTTGTTCATTTTCTGATCCATGTTTAACTGGAACGCATTTTCTCTGATACGATCCGTTAAATCATTTGGTATATTTAACTCTCCATCGATAATACTTTTCAAGAAATGCACCAACACAGTGAACTCAGGCCTGTTAGAAACAGTTTCTGGATCTATGCCATTTGTCTCCATGGCGTTCAGCAGTGCCTCCGATGTGTCTACGAGTGCTTTCATGCCCTTGTTGTGTTTATCGAAGTGTGCCATTATACAATAATGCTGGGTTTAGTGGGAACTTCAATCTTGCTGAATACTTTTTTGTATTCTTCCTGTATCTTTGAGGTGACAACCGAAACACATTGTACTTTGTCTTTTGCTATGGTGATTTCTTTTTCTTGATCGGCTGTAGAAAAGAAAGTACCAAACGCAAGTCCTTGTGGGCCTTGCATCAGTGTCAACGCTTGTTTTACCTGTATTGTTGTTTCGTCTTGTGATTGCAGAGTGGAGACTACCTCTTCTCCATGCATTAATTTTAGAGTGATAAGATCTCCATCTTTGTATTTTTCAAACATAACCTTATTATAAACTATCCTATCAATTTGTCAATGTATTTTTTCAATTCCTTGTCCTGCACATTCGGTGGAATGTAGTTGTTGAAGAATATCTGGTAACTGTCAGAACCATATTTGCCTATCCCATGTAAGTCACTGGCTTCTTGTTTATCCCATGAAAGATATTGTTCTGTCATTTTACGTATTCTCTTCGACCTGACCTCCCACATGCCTAAAGGTTTTAGCATATCCTGTTGTGTTTTGAGTCTACCACGAAGGTATGCACGTGGATCTGGATACCTTGCAAAAAGTTTTGGTAAGATAATTTTGACATGTTTCCTGTAGGTGAGGTTTAAACACATCACGCCTACCATGTGCTTCCATTTTTTATGAGGTGCCTTGAGTTGTTCTTGCACCATTAGGTCGTCCACCATTGGTTTAATCATATTATTATTTTATAATAGATTAATCTTTTGTCAACTGTGTATTGATCCACTTGGCAAGGCCTTGGTATGTGTCTTGAAAAACATTTTTGTTTGCTTTCCACTCCTCCGGCATTTTCCAATCTTCTTCGTTAACTATGATCCATCTGCACTCTGAATGTTCGAAAAGTTTGTTGAACTGGTATATCCAATAACTTGGGTCAACAGGCCTCTTGATGTAGGTGTATCCTTTACTGCCTTTGTAAATGTTGTTTACATTTTCAGGTTTTTTCTCCTTACCTAGACCATAGAGATCCATGCCAACCAGAAATATTGCTTTTGGTTTGAAACTCATGCCTACCAGTCCAGCAAACTGGCCAGTCCCCCAGTGGAAAGGCTCGTCCTGCCTTTTGTCACCTTCGTATGGTAAATCAGGAACGCATTTCACATTGGGCCAATAAGCAAACTGTTTATACCAATTTTCCCTTGTGTAAATGGTTGTGTTTTTACCAACGGTGTTGGCGGCCTCTTGACACATATGCCTGTCACATGTGACAACATATTCAAGGTTATGATCTCGGAACAGTGCATTACAACCTATCATCGTTGTCACACTTTTCAATGGAGTAATATCAAATCCTCTCCGGCTTTCACCGTTTCCTATTACACTAACATACTTGGTCATAATCGTATTTAATCACCCCTTTAGACGCACACAGACGTCTGTATACTGCTGGTAAAAGTCAAACAGGAATAGTTGTACATATCACTCATTTCCTGTGATTATATGCCATACGGATCGATATTGATCCCATGCTTTCTGAAGTGCAGGATACTTACGCCTTAACTCTATAGCCTCGATTCCTGTCATTTCTGCTTCTTTATAAACCATTTCTTCGTCCTTGGCTTTTTGTGATTGTTCTACCAAAATCCTATCGCCATTTGGTAATTGTTGATACACTGTCTCGCCTCCGTCTGGTGACACGTATATGGGATCAATATGTTTTAATTTTTTTGGCATCAATAATGTTTTGTGTGATCTGCCCCTGGGTGTGCGTGTCTTATTCCACCTATCTTTGTGGGGGAGTCGTTGTCATGTCTTGGGATGAAATGTATGTGAGGCCACATGATGGTCTGCCCCGCACTTAATCCAATGTTCATTCCGACATTGAATCCTGTGATCTCACCATCCTTTATTTTTTTATTTCCAAATTCGTATGCCAGTTGATATGATTTGCCTATGTATTCTGCTATGTTTTTTTTTGGAACAAATAGTGTGTGTCCTGGAACAGCAGGATATCGGTCATGGAACACTCCTGTGTATTCTGTTTCCATGAAAGGAGAAGAATTGCTCATCCACGTGCTTTCCTCATAACGATCTATGGTCTCGTACACCTTCTTGAAATTAATATTTTCTTTAGTCTTTTGGTCCATAATATATTTTGTCAATAACGGTTTCAATCTCCTTTGGAGCCCACGTCATTTTCCATTCATTCCACATTTTTTCTCGCCAGCCCATACATTCTTCGGTACTTGCTACTACTTGCATATGTGATTCGACGTCCTTCAGGCTTGAACATAGTTTTTTGAAATCCCATAGGTTCCTCAAAGGAACCCCAACTTCGTGCTTGTCCACGAGTCCTGTTTTCATCCAACTCATACAGAACGTGCTGTTTTTCCACAAGAGTTGTCTCCGGGCCCAATCCCATTCTTCTTTACTGTGGTTTGTAAGGCGGATATCACAACGTGTGTTCTCATGCGAATAGTATATACGATTTGGTATGTCAGACTTAGATTCTGGCCAGTGTCCTTGAAATCCATACTTGCCTTCAAATTCAGTCCAATTGGATTCTAGTGGAGTCCTCCGATTGATCACCGCTTGGTAGTTGAGTATTTCATACTTTTGTTGGTATGTTGAATTGATGCAGTCTTCGTGCCAATTGATTTCAGGATGAAAGTTCAACATCCTACAAAAAAAGTTTCCACCAGCACCTGGCATGAAGTGTAGACTAAATGGATTTTTCTTCTCTTTTGTATGTTGTTGCGATTGCATTTGTTTCTATTATTCCAATACTTATATTACTGGAATTTGGTCTGTATCGCAACCTAATCTGTTCCCAATGTTTGGTTTTCTTTACTGAAGGATTGTGTTCAGTAACTCCTAGCAATACGACTAATGCCTTCCTGACCTTTTCCGCACCACCATGTTTCTTACAGGTATCGGATCGTCCAACATGGACTACCTTGTCTCCTATCTTTATCTTGTAAACACACGGTAATCTTACCCATTTGGTCTTTGGATTTTTATTGTGCCTTAATTTGTATTGCTCTATAGTGTAGAGGTCTTCTATGGTATACCAACTAGTATCTGGCATTCTTGATACCTAACTGTGCATACACTTTCTGCACTTTCCTTGCTTGGAAGTAACAGTCTTCCAGTGCGTTGTGTAGTCCAGTCCTCTTCTCGTTGGGATCTCTTGGTACCAATGAAAACAAAGTCCTAGAATCTCTTATCTGCCAGTAATTCCACGGAACTGGTATTCCCATCTGTGTGTAAAAGTTCTGTAGTATGGCGTAGTCGAACAATGGGCCTTGGCACCAAAACACGTCAACACCTACACACCATTTGTTAATTGTTTTCACCATTTCGTCAAGACTAATCCTGTCTTTGTCGCCCAGTGCTTCTTCCATTATCTCTGGGTCCTGTTTGCCCCACCAATCTAGTGTGTCCTGCATGACATCTCTGCCCATCTCTGTCTGGGAATCTACATCAACACGAAAGTACATGCCCTGTGCTGGTTCTGTGGTTGTGTATGGATCAAATTTTACACCACCTACAGTAAGTATTGTGGCGTCAGGATTTGTAGAAAGTGTTTCCAAATCTATCATTGCATGGATCATACACAATTATACTAGGGAAATGTGGTAATGTCAATTAGATGCTTGAATTGGAGTGCTCAGGATGATTAAGACTTAACTGTGGTTTGCCGCCATTCTCTACGAATGCCTTGTATTCTGCGTAGTCTTTCTCATCGAGACAGTGTATCTCACCTGCTGATGTGGTGTAAACATCTCTCATGTATCTGCTTACTGGCAATGCCTGTGCCATACACTCGTCGTAAGTGTTGAATTGTGCGGCATCAAAGACTGCCTGACACGTGTCCTCGGCGAAACATATAATCATTACCATTAGGAATTTCATGCAAATATTTAAATCAAAAATGATGCAAGTTATGTTGTACTACTTCTTTTTTTTCTGCAAAGTACGTACTTTAGTCTGTAATCTTATCAGGTCGTTGTCTAACAGTCTAACTCTGTCAATCAGTTTGATCAGTGTTGTTGATGTTGATCCAAGTTTTGGCTTGATTTGATTCACAATGTAGTTGTACAGATACCATATGAAGTATGCGAGGAAGAACACAGCCACCACAGGAAATCCATAATCATTTATCAGTGTTACTATGTCCATCAGTCTTTCCTTGCGTCCACTTTGCCGTCTGCCCTTGCTATTCTGTCTGTGTCAACAGGTAGTCCGAGTTGTTCTGAAACTTCTTGATCTATTTTAAGGATGTCATTGTTCATTGTTTTGACCCTGTTGTCTAGTTGAGTTATAACACTCTCTATAAAATTAATGCTACTGACAACTGATCCCAGTATGTACTTTATGATAACAATTATGAACGCACCAAGGCCCACTGTGGCCGCTATGGGCATTCCAAGTTCTGCTACTAGGTTCCAAAAACTCATTATGTGTGTATTTAACTATTATCTTCTCTTTCTAAAACTGCTGTTTCGCATGGCATACCTGCACCCCAAAATCTACTATGTCTCAAACTAATTTTCTCTACAGAAAGTCCATGGTTTTCTAGTTTTTTATCTAAGTCCAAAGTGTTATAAGTTTGTACAACCGTTTTATTATCTAAACTTACAGTGGAGGTATCTATGTTGCCATTCTGATCATCAAAGTCAATACAGGCTTTCAGCCATTCTGCCTCTTGTATTGCATCTTTATCTTGTGTGAAAATTCTAGACTGGAACTCATTATTTTTTTCTTTGTAAATGCTGGTATCTAAAACTTTTATGTTTGGATATGACTTTCTCAATTCGTTCGTCACAAACGCAATAGATCCATTAGAAGTGGCCAAGTTGTCATTGTATACCCTTATCTGATTGTCTAAATGATTAACGAATTTGTGGGAGACATCAACGAATTGTGTGTCAGGATAGAATTTTTTGATAACGTTTTGTATCCAGTCTATGCCTCTATCTGTGTTGCAGTGTTTCCTGTTGTACAAAATCCTATTTTCTGCAGGCAAGAAACACGGACCATCCAGACAAAAACCTTGGTCGCCAGGCCAGTCTTCATCGGAGTACTCTTGCATCTTTCCTGTTTCCAGAGTGATTGGATTACTGAATACATATTTGCCATGGTCATGCATGTTTTCTAAACAATGTCGAACAAATTCTACATATACTATTTCCTTATCGTCCGCCGTAGACAAGTAAAACACAAGATCGCCGTATGCAAAAAACCTGTTGCTCATGGAAATGGGAGGTTTGAATGCGAGTTTACTCCACTTGTTAGCAACAAATGGATCAAATTGAGGTCTATAGACTTTCACTCCATGATCTTGATAAAATATTGCTAGGTTATCTAGATCCTTTTTGCTGTCGTCAGCAATTTTTTCATACAACTTCCAAACTCGTTTATCAGATAAAGTTTCATAGTGGTATTGCATTAATTTGTGATCAGGAAAATCACCTACAAGAACTTTTTTTAATTTGTTAAAATTGTTTTTCGTCATCGGCTGACGATATTTAATGTGCTACATCAACTAAGGATTATTTTGTGGTGGCCCTGTAGGTGCCATCCCAGTCCTCAGGCTTGCCTGCGTTGATACGAGCGTTCATCTCTTTGTAGTAGTCAGTCATATCAGTGTGGAACTCTTTCGCTATGGCCAGTCTCTTGGATGCCTCAGACCAATCACCCATGTAGTATGCTTCTAGGAACTGCCTGTGATGTTCCGATTCTTTTGCAACGGTATAGATCTTGACTCCAATTTTTTTGCCTTTTACGGCAATGCAATCTAGTTCGAAGATATCTATTTTGTTGGACACTTGAGTTGCTGTGTCAGGACCAAGCACTATGGTAACGCCGTATGTCTTTGATTGCCCTTCTAACCTCGCGGCCAAGTTCACACCATCACCCAGACATGTGTAATCAAAACGCTGATCTGACCCCATGTTGCCTACAACCACTTTTGCAGTGTTGATACCCAATCCCATTCCAAATGCAGGTATGCCTTCTTGTTGGACCTCATCGTTAAATTTTTTTAGACTGTCTAACATTTTCAAAGCAGTCCACACAGAATTCTCGGCATGCCTTGTGTCATTTAACGGGGCGTTCCAAAATGCCATTTGGGCATCGCCAATGTACTTGTCTATTGTTCCTTTGTTGTCTAAGATTTCCTTTGTCATTGCAGTCATGTACCTGTTCATGATCTTTGTTAGACCCTGCACATCTTTGCCATAATATTCAGATATTGCTGTAAATCCTCTAACATCTGTAAACATTATGCTCAGCTCACGTGAATCTCCTCCCAACTTTAGCAGGTCTGGATTTTTTTGTAGTTGTGAGACCATGTCCGGTGATAGATAAGATCCAAACTGTTTCTTGATTTGTTGTCTGAGTCTATTCTGTGTTGCAAAATTGTTGTACACAGAATGTGACCAAACAAAAAACACTGAAAGCATTATCCAAGACGGATCTATAAGGAATCCTTTATTTGCATATGTCATGAACGCACCGTAGGCCACGCCCATCTCAATAAAGAATAATAGAGGCACTGCCAACAACACACTGGTTCTCGGCAACACAAGTATCAACAGCAACATCAAGAATGCAAGAAAAACTATTTCATA